CTCTTGCCTTGTTATTAGTTACGTCAGAACTATAGCCGTTTCTTCTTTGTTTTAACTTAGCCAATACAGTACCCGAAGCGTCATCTAGTCTAACTTCTAAAACTAATTTGTAGTAAAAATAAGAAGCAGTAGTTGCGTCATCTTGAAATAACATATAACCGATTACGGGCGTCCAATTTGTTATAACTGGAACTTTTGAAGTTGTGTTTACTGGTTTCTGTTTCCATTCTAATGCTGATGCCATATTTTAATCTTTTAATGTTTTTTCTAAATCCATTTCTAAATCATCTGCAAATGCTTTAGTTATATTTTCTAATTGTTTATCTAATTGTTGTGTAAATGGTTTGCTAAAGAATTGTGTTCTTTCAAGTCCTCTTTGGAATATAGAACGCTGAATCAAAAAGGCTAAACTCTTTCTTGCTATAAATCTACCTTTTGCATCTCTTCCAGCCTTTAAAGGTTTGCTAACAATCCATTTATCTATAAATCTTCTAGGAGGCATCTTAGTAGAATACTTAAATGGACTTCCTTGACCTCTTGCACGTCCTGAGCCTTTAAAACCACCTGCACCTCTAACGCCTTCATCAACAAATTGCCAATAATCTTCTGCACGACCGAACTCGAATTCTAGTGTTACAGAATCTTGTTGGTTAGTAACCAGATAATCAAAATCATTAAATAATGTATTGCCACTAGTTGTCTTTTTCTTTTTCTTTAATATACCTTTTCCCTCCTTAACAACACTTGTGCCAAGTTTCTGTAATGATTGTATAGTATTTTTGAATTCCATTATGAATTAGGGTCTACTGGTGCAATACATAGGTTATTCTTATTATTTACATCTAAACTAATACTAGCACTCCATCCTGTCAAAAGGTTGTTAAAACGTGCTGTAAAAGGTTCTGCTGTTATAGGTAACTGAAGAACTACCTCACCATCTACCCAAGAAGTAGAATATAAAGCGTGTTTAAATTCTGCTACAACATCTTGTAGGATTTCTAGGTTTTCTGAGTATGCATTAATTCTACCTGTCCTTTCTTTATTAGGAGCATCACCTACTTCATCATTTATCATATCCATTACATAGATAGTAAAATTGTAAGTTAACACACCTTGATTAATCACCGCACTTCCTGGCTCTGCATATAATATGATATAATCAGTAGCACCTAATTTATTGATATCTACTTCATCCATCATTCCTGAATGAAAACTACTTATTTGATAGTGTTTACTGGCTATTGTTTCAAAATATCCTACTACATTTCTAAAACTTATCATAGTTACTTCTTTGTTTATTGTTATAATCTTGGCTATATGCCAAATATGTTAAGACTTCTAAAATAGGTAGCCTTGTTATTTTTTCTATATCTAGTATGCTGTTACTCAATCCAAAAAGGACATTGTACCAACCCCACTTAGAACTCATTGTTGCACCTTTTGTGGTGTCGTTTTCTGATGGGCTAAATAACGGTGCGAAATCTTCGCCAATCTTTCTCCTAAACTCAAAAAAAAACCTAACGAACTTAATGCTATACTCATTGGGCAATCTTTAAAAATCTCTTCTTTAAACTCTTCAGGATTGTAAGGTTCTATAGCATATCTTTCATTTAATTTTTTAGTTACTGGTCTATATAGTATACTCATAATTATATGAAGGTTTTTTATAGGCTCTTTACAATACGCTTCTAAATCTATATATTCTCCTGTAGTTAAGTTATTTAAGTTAGGGCAGAATCCATATTCTATACCTTTTAAATTAAATATCTTTTTAAAATCCTCTTCTGTAGGCTCTGTATCTATCATTTTTTTGATAACACCCATAATCTCCTTGAGATCATTATAAGCCATTTTCTTTACTACGAAGGGGCTGGTGTTGCATAATAAAGCAAGGCTTTTTATTACCTTGTTTTTCTCAGTTCCTTTACCCTCCTGAATATCTACATATTTTTGATAAGTGCTGATAGTTATATCATTCCAATTATCAGGAATAGTTAATTTAACCTCTTTCATTACTAATAAATATAAAAGTTCATAATTCGTTTTTTATAATATATAATACTTCCCACTGTGATTGATAGAAAGTTTATTTAAACATAGATAACGCACGGCATCTACTAGATGATCATTGACTTTGACAGGTGTGTTTAATACATCACCATTTTTATCAGTAGCCCACTTATAACCTCTAAATTCTTTAATTGCATTTAGACTGTCTTTGGTTATATTAAGTTTATATCTTCTCATTATGTCAATCCCTAAATGTATTCCCGCACCTTTCTTAGCAGGTTTTATATTAAATCCTTGCCTGTATATTTCTTCTATTGATTTAGGCTCTGCACTATCACCTACTATTTCTGTTTGTCTGTCTACTCCGAGTTCTCTCATTTTGTTTGCTAGGTCTGTATTAGTTAAACGCTTTTCATAAAGTAATTCTCTAATGTATAAACTATCATCTAACTGCCTTACTTCTACAAGTGCTGTAGGACTATTAGTAAAGCCGAAATCTAATCCAAAACCCAACAGTTTTCCTTGAACATCATCTACTAAATTAAAGTTCCTAAATATCATTGTTTGTATTGTTCCTATTTCACCAAGTCCATAAACTCGCCAGTAGTCTGGATCAATGTCTTTCAGTCTTTCTATTTCTGCAATAGTATCTTCATCTAAGAATGGATTTGCTTTATATGTAGATTGTAAGAATGTGCAGTCATCTCTAGTATGCACTTTCTCATATATCCACGAATAAGGATCAGATGGATTATAGTCTAAGTATATTTTTTCTGTTGTTCTAAGTATTAACTGCTGCCAATCTTCATAATTAAACTCATTGGCTTCATTACACCACAGATAGTGGCGTTTCCTTCCACGTATCTTGACTGGCTGATCAACTGAAATAAATTCTAATAGATTTCCATTTAAAGAATATGATAGTTCTGATTTGTTGTGATTTTCTTCTGAATATAATTCTAGTTCTTTTAAGATAT